GGGTTTTTGATAACCTGTATAACGAGGATTAAACATGACTGTATCAGGATCAAAAGATTTTGAGTTAGATGTAGCAGAATACATTGAAGAAGCTTTTGAGCGTTGCGGTCTTGAGGTTCGAACAGGGTATGATCTTAAAACAGCAAAACGGTCCCTTAATCTCATGCTTGCTGAATGGGCTAACAGAGGCTTGAATCAGTGGACAATAAAACAACGGACTCAAACGGTTACACAAGCTGATGGAGAGTATGATCTGGGTGCAGATGTTATAGATGTTCTGTCTTTAGTGGTTCGAAGGGATGATACTGACTTTGCTTTGACTCGCGTAAGCAGAGATACTTTTTTATCAATTCCTGTAAAAACAACTCAAGGAAGGCCGTCTCAGTTTTTTCTTGACAGGCAAATTACTCCAAATTTGAAGGTATGGCCTGTCCCAGACAATAGTACAGATGTGATTGTTTATGATGCTCTCACGAGGATGGACGATGCCGATGCGCAAGTAAACACATTAGACATGCCTTTTAGGTTTTATCCATGTTTAGCTGCGGGTTTGGCTTATTATATTGCCTTAAAAAGAGCGCCAAATCGTTTACAGCTTTTGAAGGCTGTTTACGAAGAAGAATTTGAAAGGGCTATGGCAGAGGATCGAGACAGAGCATCTTTTAATGTGGTGCCGCAATTTCAGTATTTTAGGACAACTTAATGACAAAGTTTGCCTCTGGAAAAAATGCTTACGCAATATCGGATCGGTCTGGTTTTCGGTATCGATACAAAGATATGCGCCGGGAATGGAATGGGGCATTAGTTGGTAAAGATGAGTTTGAAAGAAAACAGCCGCAACTGGGACCATTTCGTAAAGTTATTGATGCTCAAGCTTTGCAGGATGCCCGTCCGCCACAAAACGTAGCCTCTGAAAGAGCTATTCAGTATGGTTTTATGCCTGTTGGTTTTCAGGAAATAGCAGGAATTACCCCGGCTAATAATTTAGTGGCGACAGGTGCCGTTGGCACCGTTGTTGTAAATGTAATTGGTGCTCAAGTTTCTCTCACAGGAGTGGCGGGTTCTGGTGAAATTGGTAGCGTGACCGTTATTGACAATTCGGAAACTTTTGACAGTACAGCAGTCACATTAGATTCAACATCACAGACATTTGACGAGGGATAGAACATGGCAAAACAAACAGTAGGTATTGGTTCATCTGCTAACGACGGGACAGGGGACACCCTTCGTGTAGGTGCGGATAAAATAAATGACAACTTTAATGAGATTTATGCTGCGTTAGGTAACAGTTCTGATGTTCTCACTGATATAATTGATTCGAATGGGTTACTAGATGTTAGCTCTGGTGCTAACAAAATAGTGTTTTATTATGCAGCTTTAAGTGATTTACCAAGTGCTTCTACATATCATGGCGCTGTGGCTCATGTTCATGCGACTGGAGGATTGTATTTTGCGCATGGCGGGGCATGGCTTCGTTTAAATGATGAAACATCTGGTCCTGTAACAAAATACACAGCGGGAACAAGTGGTTCATCGGCTTATACTTTTACTGGCCCTGGAGCTACTGCGGGTAACAACCCAAATTTTGTTTTTTACTGTGGACACACTTATTTAATTGACAATACTGCAAATGTATCAAGTCATCCTTTACAGATAAGAACATCTGACGGTGGGTCTGCTTTTACAACGGGTGTCACAGAAAATTATAATTCAACTACAGGGTTGACGCAATTTATTGTGCCACATGAACCAAGTGATACATCTCTAGTATATCAATGCACTAATCATAGTGCTATGGTAGGAAACATAACAATAGTGACAACAAATTGAGTATGATATGAGTTTTACATATGCACAATTAAAACAGGCTCTACAAGATTATACAGAAAACACAGAAACTTCTTTTGTAACTAATTTACCTGTGTTTATTAGGACCGCCGAGGAACGTATTTTAAAAAACGTGCAGTTAAGTCTTTTCAGAAAAAATGTAAGTGCGAGTACAGTGGCCTCAAATAAATTTTTAACGTGCCCGTCTGATTTTCTAGCTCCTTTTTCTTTAAGTTTAGCAGGATCTAATAGTGAAAGTTTTTTTGTTGATTTTAAAGATCCAAGTTTTTTACAAACTTACACTCCTAACGCCTCTTCAACGGGATCTCCAAAATATTATGCACAGTTTGATGTAGATCATTTTTTCTTAGCACCAACTCCTGATGCCGCATACACTGCGGAACTTCATTATTATTATCGTCCCAACAGTTTAACCGCGGGTTTAGATAGCGGTACTACATGGTTAAGTATAAATGCTGAAATGTCTTTACTATATGGTTCTTTAATTGAAGCTTATATTTACATGAAGGGTGAATCTGATGTAATGAATTTTTACAACCAACGGTTTCAAGAAGCCCTGATTGGAATCAAACTTCTTGGAGAGGCAAAAGAAACCACAGACGAATATCGAACTGGTAAAGTAATAAGGGCTAAACAATAATGTTTAAAATAGATGTAAGTGTGCCACGGTATGATAGTGTAGTAGGTATTAATACTACAGAAAATCGTGGTTTTACCCCAGATGAACTTGCGGAACAGTGTGTCCAAAAGATCATATCGGTCTCCGATAGCACCCATCCTGGTGTTAGAGACCAAGCCCGTGCTTTTTCTAAGCACATTGAAACGCTTGTTGCAAATTACATGCGACAGGCTATTCGTAGTGACCGAACAACTGTGTGTAATGCGCTTGTTGATTCAGGTCATCCCCAACTGGCTGAACTTATAAGGAGACTTTAATATGGCCTTTTCTGGAAATGCAATGTGTACCTCTTTTAAGAAAGAACTTCTTGAAGGTGGTCACGACTTTAAAAACAGCGGTGGAGACACTTTTAAACTTGCTTTGTATACGAACAGTGCTTCATTTGACGCAGCCACTACAGCGTATACGACCTCAAATGAGGTATCTGCCTCTGGTTCTTATTCAGCGGGCGGCGGAACGTTATCTCGTGTAGATCCAACAACAGGGGGCACTACAGCGTTCACTGATTTTGCTGATCTAACTTTTACTTCCGCAACGATTACCGCTCGTGGTGCTTTAATTTACAATACTACTGAAGGCGGAGGATCTGGCACAACAAATACTGTGGTGGTCTTGGACTTTGGTTCTGACAAAACATCAACATCAGGGGATTTCCAAATAGCATTTCCCGCAGCGGCAGCGGGAACTGCAATCATTAGAATTGCTTGATTGTAATAGGAGATCGTTGCGATGGCACTTGTTGTTAAAGATCGTGTAAAAGAGACCACAGCAACTACAGGAACTGGAACTCTGACATTGGCGGGAGCCGTGGCAGGGTTCCAAACCTTTACGTCTGTTCTCTCTAATGGTGATACTACTTACTACGGTATATTTGAAAGCACTACAGGAGAGTTTGAGGTTGGGCTTGGTACGTTTACTTCGTCTGGCACAACGCTTGCTCGAACAACAATCTTAGAAAGCTCTAATTCAGGTAATGCCGTAAACTTAACGGCAGGGGCGGCGGATGTATTTATTACGCAACCTGCTGAAAAAGCTGTGTATCTGGATGGAAGTGGACACATAGCCACCGCAGATGGGCGCAATGTAACTAACGTAGCTGCGTCTACAGCAGGTACAGTCACAACGGCTGCACAACCTAACATCACATCATTAGGCACACTAACAACATTAACCGTAGATGACATCACGATCAATGGCTCAACCATTAGTGATGGTGGCGACCTAACTTTAGATGCAGCAGGTGAGATTGTCCTTGATGCTGATGGTGGCGATATTATTTTTAAAGATGGTGGAACACAGTTTGGTGTGATTTTTCAGTCATCCAATCACATGTATATTCAATCTAGTATTAGCAATGGTGACATTATCTTTAGGGGTAACGATGATGGCACAGCAGGTACAGAAGCCCTTAAACTAGACATGTCAGATGCAGGGGCGGCTACGTTTAATTCTACAGTTACAGCTAACGCAGGAATAAATGTAGACAATATCAATATAAATGGCACACAGATATACTTATCTTCTGGTGATTTTACTATAAATTCAGCAGCAGGTGATATTATTCTTGATGCTGATGGTGGTGATATCATTTTTAAAGACGCAGGAAATTCCAAACTATTTATATCTAATAGTTCAGATGATGTAGTATTTACAAATGCGACTACAGATAAAGACATAGTATTTAAAGGCTACGATGGTGCAAGCCTTATTGAAGCTATGCGTATTGATATGTCAGCAGCAGGTGCAGCTACGTTTAATGCAGGTATTACTACTACGGGAATAATTACTGGTGGTTCATATAATGTAGGTGGCACTGCTGTTATTGATGCAAGCAGAAACCTTGTAAACATGGGTAATGTTAATGGTGCGGCAGGTATCTTTGGTGTTCTTACTGTTGATGACATCACAATTAATGATTCAACTATAAGTGATGGAGGTGATTTTACTGTAGATGTGGGTGGGAATATTCATCTTGATGCCGATGGGGGGTATATAACTTTCAAAGATGCGGGAACTCAGTTTGGAACTGTTGTAAACAGTAGTACCAACGCAGAATTTCAAGCAACTTTAAATGTACATTTACGTCCAAATAACGGAACAAACGCATCAACAAACTATGTTTGGAACCAAGGCCATGTTTCACCTTGGTCAGATAATTATTACGATCTTGGTAATTCATCATACGGTTGGAAAGACGGTTATTTTACTGGCAATATTATCGTTGGAAGTAACATTCAGCATTACGGTGACTCTGATACCATGCTTCAGTTTTCGGCTGCAAACACCATACGGCTTGTAGCAGGGAATACAGAAACATTTAAAACAACAAATACTGCCATAGACGTTAGTGTTCCAATTTATAATTACTTAGCTTATTTTGACGAAAGCACATCAGTATCGGGAACAACCCCAACAGTAAACGCAGGTTCGTCTGGTGCTTTTTATCTAACAATGTCTGGTGATACTACTTTTACTTTTACTAACACTACATCAGGTTGGGCTGTTGGTTTCGTTTTATACCTTACTGGAAATGGCTCAACGGTAGCTTGGAACGGTGGCGGCACGACAGTTCGATGGGCAGGTGGCACTGCACCAGATGCCCCTGGAAATGGCGAAACGGACGTTTACGTTTTTCACACGAGGGATGGTTCAACTTGGTACGGTGCATTAGCGATTGACGCAGCATCATAAGGAATAATTTATGTCGTTTGGATTTACATCTTTTGCACAGACCACCTACGGGGATAGTGGTGTTGTTGATGTAACCCCTCCGATCACGGGTTTAGTCGGGGCAAGTGGCGTAGGAAACGTTACTATCGCAGCCGAGGCTAATGTTTCTCTAACAGGACTCTCAGGCACAGGACAAGTTGGTGATGCGCTCGTTCCTGTGATTGTTTCTGGTATAGCGGCCCAAGGACAAATTGGAAGTGTTTCAATCACGGGAAATGCTTCTGTCTCTCCAACAGGTGTGACAGGGACAGGCGGCGTTGGTCAAATCAATCTTGTTGGAAGCGTTATAGTTAATCTAACGGGTGTAGGTAGTACAGGACAAGTTGGAGATGCTACAGCCGCTGCGGGAGCTATTGTTTCTCCAACAGGTTTGGAGGTTGATGGTGAAGTAGGGGCAGTAACCGTAACTCCTCGTATTGTTGTCAACCCGACAAGCGTTTCAGGGCAAGGCGAAATAGGAGTTCCAGTAGCTACAGGAGCATCAAACGTGCCTCAAACAGGTTTGGAGGCTGATGGCGAGGTAGGAACAGTAACAATTTCTGCGGATGCAAATGTCTCTTTGACGGGGTTAGAGAGCACAGGATCTATTGGAGTAGCAGTAGCAACGGGTAAAGCTGTTGTTTCTCTGACAGGAATTTCTTCAACAGGTGAGGTGGGATCAGTAACGGTTACAGGTAAAGCTGTTATTTCGCCTACGGGGGTTTCTGCAACTGGTGAGGTGACATCTGTGATTGTTTGGGGTAGAATAATTCCAAATCCAGGGAATACTTGGACAGAAGAAACACCAAACCCGAATACAACTTGGACGGATATAGCTGCATAAGGATAAGTAAATGCCAAGTACATATACAACAAACGGCGGTATAGAAAAGATTGCTTCAGGAGAGCAGTCTGGTACATGGGGTACTACTACCAATACAAACTTTGATATCATAGACCGTCTTACCAGTGGCGTTGGGACAATAGATCTATCGAGTTCTGGAGCGGCGCATACTCTTACAACTACTGATGGAGCACTATCGGATGGGATGTATAAAGTGTTGGTTCTTACAGGCGCAACTCAAGCTTGTACCGTTACAGTCTCCCCAAACAATGCTCAAAAACTTTATCTTGTTGACAATAACTCTGGTCAGTCTTGTATTTTTTCACAAGGGTCAGGATCCAACGTTACCGTAGAAAATGGAAAAACTGCTGTTATATATTGTGACGGTGCAGGATCGGGCGCTGCGGTAAATCAAATAATAGATACTTCTTCTTTAGCTGATTTTGGAGTGACCTCCAGTTCTGCGGAATTAAATCTACTGGACGGTTCTTCTGCGGCAACAATCGTTAATAGCAAGGGCGTGATTTATGGATCTTCTGGTGAAGTTAATGCAGCTATATTACAGATTGCAGGATCGTCCATTACATCTTCTGCCGCTGAGTTAAATTACAACGATATTACTACGCTTGGAACATCACAAGCAAGCAAGGTTGTTACGGCTGATTCAAATGGTGTGGTTACATTTGATAATGGTACTATAGATGAGGCAACGACCATTTCATCATCTTCTGGGACACTTACTTTAAATCTAAGGGAAGGGAATTTTTTCGAAGTTGACCTATCTGAAAATGTAACCACGTTTACGGTAAGTAACCCTGCATCTTCTGGACGAGCCTCTTCTTTTGCTTTGAAGGTCATTCAGGGTGCTTCAAATTATACTATAGATTTTGGTGCATCTGTAAAATGGGCAAGTGGAACGGCTCCTACTTTATCTTCAACAGATAATGCGGTTGATGTATTTGTTTTCTTTACAATTGATGGGGGAACAAACATTTATGGTTTTACATCAGGTCAGGCAATGGGATAGATAAATGACTAACGTTAAAAAACTTCTTATGGCAGCGGCAGGTGCATCTGGCGATTCTTTAGGAATAGACTCTGTTTTTAAAACCCACACTTATAAAGGAACTGCTGCCGAAAACGAGCAAGACACTGGCATTGATATGGCAACAGAGGGGGGTATGGTTTGGATTAAAAGGTTCACTGATGGTGGAGCAGGTCATAATGTTTTTGACACTGTTAGAGGTCGGGCAAAACGACTTGCTTTTAATTTAAACAATCAAGAGTTTACAAGCACAGCATCACAAGATTTTAAATCGTTTGATAGCGATGGCTTTACTCTTAACGGTACACTGTACAATGCAAATCTTAACTCTAATACAACCTATCCAAATACCCAGTATATCTCCTACAATTTTAGAAAGTGCGCTAATTTTTTTGACATTGTTACATTTACGGGGGATGGCGCATCATCTAAAACTTTGTCGCATTCACTAGGGGTGGCTCCTGCTTGGATACTAGTGAAAAGACGGGACGATTCTAGTGATTGGTGGTGTTACCATAGAATGTTGAATGGCGGCACTAATCCTCACCAGTACAGAATTGCATTTAATCAAGAAAATGATGAAGAAAGCGCAGGTAATACTTGGGGAAATGCTGCTCCTACTGCATCTAATTTTTATGTTGGTGATAATGATACTAATACTTCTAGTGCAACATATGTGGCGTATTTGTGGGCGCATCATCCTAACGATGGTAGTTCAACAGGGTTCGGTAGTGATGGTACTACT